TTGTCGGACCAGCAGTCCGGCGGCGTGAACAGCGCCTGACCCGGGCTGTAGGCGTTGGCGTAATAGACCTTGGACATTTTCTCGTTGACGTCGAGCAGGACGCAATCGAGGTAGACGCCTTGCGGGCTACCCTGAACGGGTAGGATCTCGCCGGTCTGCGCGTTCACATGGGTGTAGATCGGGCCATAGGTTGGCGGCTCGAAGCTGGCGCCGGCAGTATCGTACAGGGTAAATTTCTGCGCCTCGATCGAGATGTAGGGAACCGGCGGGGCGCCCATGCCTTCGGTCGATTGCGGGCCGAGTTGCCGGCGGTTGCCGGCCAGGTAGTTTGGAGCTGGGAGATTATTGTCGGTCACGATATCCCTCATGAGTAATCGTATTTGATGGAACGCGGTTTGTTACTTAGTCGCACATTGTGCATTTGGCTGACGTTGAGCACCTCTCTGCCGGCTTTGGTCCGGCATAATTCTCCCGGGCGGGCCTGGCACCAAGCACACGCGATCTGCAGCGGTCGTCGCATCACATACCTGGCCTTGGCTTCCCGCCGGGCACGATCGCGCTCAGTCATCGGGTAGGCGGGCATGGTCATGCCTTGCGGAAGCGAACGACGGTCTCGAAGCTGACGGCCAGCCCGGGCGGGACAATGCCATTAGGATGCGCTTTATCTTTGGACTGGTCGATGACGTGTTTAAGCGCCTCTTTGCCAACACTGGCAGTCAGCAGATCCTTGCCAACCGTGTCATAGTTGTCAATAGCAAAACGATGAAAGGCCTGCTTGTCTTCGGTCTTGACCTGCATCGTTAGTTCTTTGTAGGCGGTCCCAGCTTCGGTGTTCGAGTGCTCGGCGTTGCGCTCGATCAGCCGCCGCAGCATCTCGTTCTCCAGCGTCGTCATCTGAAACTTGTACGGCTTGACCTTGGCGTCGAACTCGTCCTGCAATTTCTTGATATGATCGCGGCGCTCGATATAGGCGCTGATGATTTCAAGATCTGTTGTTTGATTGTCGCTCATAGCTCGCGTTCTTTGATCCATGACAACATCACTCCCTGGAGGGTTTCTGCTTTTTCGATTCTTCTAAAAATTTCTCGCTCAAGTTTTGTCGCGCAGCACTGCACGATAGTGACGGGAAAGCTCTGGCCAGGACGATGTGCTCTTTTATTCCCCTGCAGCCACAGCTCAGCTTTATCGGTCGGGCCGAACCAAACCACGCTGGTGGCGCAGGCAAACTCGTTGATGCCGTGAGCCGTTGCTGCGGGGTCGCAAACAGCGACCTTAATAGTGTCATCCGCTTTGAAGGCGGCAATGGCCCGATCGCGGTCTTTGATGGGAACCTCGCCGTTGATCTTGATGACGCCATAGCCGATCTCCGATAGATGCTTGACCAGCAAGTTCACCACGCTGGTCAGCGGCACGAAGACCAGCACCTTGCGGGTGGCCTGCTCAATGACCTCCTCGAGCGCCTTCAGCCTGGGGCTCGAGTCCACCGCATGGGCGACGTGGTGCTGGTCGTAGATCGCGCCCTGGATGATCTGCAGCGCCTTGGCGCGCGCCGCGGCCTCGTTGGCCGGCGTGATGCCCTGGCCGTCGACCTGAACGTGGAGCTCGCGCTTGAGCTCGTGCAGCAGCTCGTCCTGCGCGTCGGTCAGCGGGATGTCGCGTTGCTGCACCGTGCACGGCGGCCCGTCCCAGATGTCCTCAATGGCGAACCGGATCGCCGGCTGTAAGAGCTTGGCGGCCGCAGCGTAAGAGCCGTGCGCCGGCAGCCATTTGAACTTGGACACTTGCACCATGGTGCGGCGATGAAAGTCGGTATACGACTCGCCGCCGGCATTGTTCACCAGGCGCGCCAGTCCATAAGCATCAGTGGGCGCATTAGGGGTCGGGGTGCCGGTGAGCAACCATAGATACGGCATCCGGCTTGGATGATACAGAACCGACGCGACCCGGTGCCGACCAGTACGTCGATCCCGATAAACTGATGCCTCGTCCACGATCGCGATTTTAATATCGCTTCGGTTATACAGATCGGCTGCGAGTCCACCGAGATCAAAACGGCGTCGGAGCTTGGCGCCGATCTTAAGACCATCGGGATTGATAAGATAGAAATCAGCCGGCACCGCCAGTTGCTCACGACGCTTCTCCGCGTTGCTGTGATGGATGATCTGGAACGAGCGCCGGCTCATGAAATTAGCAAACAACGCATCGCCCCAGACCCGCTGCAAAGTGTTCAACGGTGCATTGACCAAACAACGGCACTGACCGTTGGGGTACTGCTGCATGATGAAATCGGCGGCCCACAACGCGGCCAGCGTTTTCATCGTGCCCATGTCGCTCAAATTAAACGAGCGCGCGTGCAGCACCAAAAAGTTCGCCATCAATTTCTGGGCTTCAGTCGGATGCTCAATGACAGGTCCGTGCGGCCAGTCGTAGGCGTCCATGACTGGTGCGACAGGTAGATTGCACCATCGTAATAGCTGACTGTTATGGAAAGTACGCGGTACAGCAATCGCGTGAAAGCGGACGCGATGCGCGTCCTTAACAACGCCGAGTACCTTCGCATAGGTTTGCTCATCGTAGCCGCGGTACACCAGGTAGTCCTGGTACTGGTAAAATTCAGGCTGCATATTTTCTGATCGAGTAGGTTGAGCCGGGCCCGCCGCTGCCGTGGATCTCTAACCCGCGCGGCCGCAGATACCGGGTGTTGATCTGATAGATATGTACCGAAAGAATGTGCAAGCCGTCAGGACCGCCATTGGCGTCACAGCCGTACACTCGCTCCATCACTCGATCGCGGTCCATTGGCGTCTTGGCGAAACGAATAGTGTCGTACACCCGCTGCTTGACAGCGGGCAGCTTGATCTCGGGCGGAATTACTTGCCCGCAGCAGGGACAGACTCTTGCTTTAGTAACCATTGCGCCAAGCCTCTAATGATCTCTTCGCTTGTTCCGGCGAATACCATTCCGCCGCTTTCAAGGATGGTGTTGATGGTAACCCGCTGCCGGGCTGTGAACGAAGACGGATGGTAGCCTTGTTTCTTAACTTCAATCCCAACGAACTTACCGCCAACACAAGCCAGGCAGTCGATCGTCGCGGTGCCATAGCCGGTTTGAACCGGCCAAAACTGATAAGCACCAATCTTCGACAAATATTTCCTGACCTTGGATTTCTCATAGCCTTCAGGCGTCATTCATTCGGACCAAATATTGATGCGGTTTTTAACAGCCTCCAGAGTTTCCATGACATAAAGAACGTCAGGATCGCCAGCGAGGCCCACACATGCTCTGGCGACAGCGTCTTCACTTTGCTTCACTGCACGTACCATTTGAATTTGCGCGACATTAATGTGCGCCGGACTTCCATCGGTTAACGTCAGATCAATAAAATTGACACTCATTGCCTTGTCTCCGTGGTCGGCGCGTTAGCAAGCTCGACCTCATTGGCGTACGACATGTCGAGCACGGCCTTGACCATGGTCAGCGGCACGTAAAACTGGTCGGTGAGGATCATGCCCAGGGAGCGGGCGCCGTGCATGAACTGCGACAGCGCAAAGCCGGGCGGCTTGTGAAAGTTCAGGTACGAGCCGTCGGCGAAAACGATGCGGATCAGGTTCTCGGGCATCCGTTACTATCACTGTTGACAAATATTATTGTCAAGTCATATTTACCATGATGACAATAAAAGACAAGGTTGTCCACCTCCGACAGCAATACCCTAAAATGCGAGCTGCTGAAATTGCAAGGCGGTGCGGGGTTAGTCGAGAAAGAGTGCGGCAAATTCTTTTATCACTGGGCTTAGCAACTAAATTCGGCTCTACTTGGTACGCCAAAACTTATAAAGAACATGCGTGCTGGTGGAACATGCTAAGCAGATGCTACAACCCCAACAACCCAGGATTTAAAAACTATGGCGGTCGCGGAATTTCTGTATGCACCCGGTGGCGGCATAGTTTTAAGAATTTTTTAAGCGATATGGGATTTAAGCCGTTTGCAAACGCTACCATAGAGCGAATTGATAATGATGGAAATTACACTCCATCCAATTGTAAATGGGCAACACGTAAAGAGCAGGCCAGCAATACAAGGCGAACCAAGAAGGCTAGGGGGTCTTGTTAAACTCGCAAGTTTTTACCGGGCAGAACCGGCACATCGGTCCCTCGCGGGCCGGCCAGCGGTTGTCGGCGGCCGCAGTGCGGATGTGGTGCAGGCGCGAGTCGATCTCGGCCCAGGTCGTCTCAATGTCGGTGAGGTCGTGCTTCTCGCCCAGCTTGCCGGTCGGGCCCTCGCCCAGCCAGACGTACCAGCCCCAGATCTGCCGGGCCTCGGGGTTGCGGGCCTGGGCGAACACCGCTTGGACCCGGAGCTCGAAGTTATCCTCGCGGACCTTGCCGGTTTTCCAGTCGAACAAACGTATGGTCGCATCGCCGGGGGTCAGGATCAGATCGAGCTTGCTGCGGCCGGCGCAGTCGTCGTCGTACCAGCCGCACGGGCTGCCGTCCTGGCGCAGGCCTAGTCTTACCTCCGTCTCAACGGGCTGACCGGCGAAGGCGCTCGCCCACGGGGCATAGCGGGCCGTGTCGCCGCTGAGCGGGCTCCCCGTGCCGATGGCTTTGTCGAGGGCCGCATGGACCTTGTTGCCCCACTCCGCCGCCGCGGAGGTTTCATGTTTGACATCCTTCCCTATGTATTTGTGCCAGGTCCGTTTCGGACAGATCTGATATTCGTTAAGAAACGAATACGACCAGGCTGGGATCACTCCTGCCATGGATAGATAATCTCCACCTCGCCAATGTCGGTCTGCAGCCCGAGGTGCTTCATCAGCGCCGGACTGAGGTCTGCGAACCTCTGCGTCGATGTATGGGGGCCCCAGTCAACCGGGCTCGCCAGCGCGTGCTTGCCGGTTTGTTTATTGCGGACCAGGCCCAGCTGCGGGCCGGCCAGGGTTTGTTTGCTCGTTAGCGGATTGTCGTAGTTGAACCGGCAGGCAAAATAGAACGCCTTGTCGGCGTCGAGGCGCCGCGCGGTGCCGGTGGTGCCTTCGGGCTGATGTTTGAGGAACAGCTCGGGACGTTGTTCCGGGGTCATGCCTTCGGCGTGAAAGGCGAGATTCTCTGAGCTCGAGACCCCCATGTCATCCGGACCACCGAACCAGCTGCACTTACCAAAGCCGCGGACGTATTCCGGCGTCGTGTGCGGCATCGTCGTGGCCACGATGGCGCGGCACATCTCTTCGAAATATGTTTGATAGCAATGCACGTCCTCGGTCGAATCAACAAAACAACATTCGATCAGCACGGCGCCGCGCGATCCGGTGGTACCGTTGAGAAAATATAAATCACTGCGGTATTGCGCGCCGCGGTTTATCAGTCCGGTGCTTTCCGCGATCGCTTCCGAGATGTCGGCCGCGAGTTGCTCCTGCGTTAGATATAAGACCTCTACGCCACGACCAGACTCGGTATAAACATAGGCGTTAAAATGAATCGAGACGTCGAGCCGATCGGCTTCGGGGTATTCATTATGATGGCTGACGATCCAGTGCAAATTATCAGATTGATTTGTTGATACATCGTCGTGGAGCTCGGCCACTTCTACGTTGGCGTCCTCGAATAGCTCCACGACGCGACTGACAACCTTGCGTGCCTCGGTGACCTCATCGATCAATCCCGTTGCACCACGCACGTACTTGCCGTGCCCTGAACTGATAACGACTAGCATCGGAACACCGTTAGGTATGCCAGCACGGCCAACGCAACAAACAAGATCACAACAGGATCCGTCACTCGGCCGCTTCCGGCTGTTGATACTTCTTCGGGATGAACTCCTTGATCTGTGCCTCGAACACGGCGTCGACATCGCCGCCAGTTTCCTGCAGCGTCTTGATCATGGAGTCGCGGTAGCGGGCGATAAAGTCGGCGCCCTTTTGCAGATCAAAACACACGCTCGACAACACGATCAGCGCCTCGTTGACATGGGCGCAAGCCTGGTCGAGGTGCTCGATCGCGATCTGCATTTTCGGTCGCTGGGGTCGCTCGGTTCGTTCAGCTCGTTCTAGTGCTTCTGCTCGTTCAGTCATGATGATCACCTATCATTTGTACAGTGCCTCGATCGCGGCGATCGCCGCGTCGATCAGTTTCTTCTGTTCGTTAAGGTCGGCCAGCACCCGCAAGTGCGGCAGGACAGTCTCCACGCTGCGCGTTGCGGGGGGCGTGGAAATCTCCTGTTTTGCGGATGCTGACCGTTGCTGCCGCCGCGGCTGAGCCATCTGGTACGAATCCTCAGCCTTCTTGCCGTCAACGCCAGGCGCGACGCCATGGGCGCGCTTGAGGACAAACGGCGGTCTATCTTCAGCCATGCTATTGGCCATGGTGGATCAGGGTATGGGTAAGCTCGCCAGTGGGCGTGCGGTGGATGATGAGGGTATGGGCATGACAGTGGTGCCGCGCCGGGTCGCAGTGGTGCACGTAGCCGGCGAGGTAGGCGATCGAACCCAGCACATCCTGCTGATAGGCCGGATCCTCGTCGGCGTAGAGGTGGCGGGACAACCGCTCGATCTGCGACAAGCGCCGCGCGCCGCTCCACTGTTGGCAGCCAAGGCCTAGGGTCGCCCAGCAGGGGGCGTAGGTGTTCTGGGCGTAACCGACGTTCTGCGTAAGGTTGGGAGAGCCGCCGCACCATAGAGATGGTTGCATCCCCAAGACCTCATTAAGGTTGCGTCGACCGGCGAAAGAAGTCCCAATAAGGGTCGCGGCATTTGCGCCGCAGGAATATCCGTAGACTGCGACTCTGGTTCCGTGTGGAGTGGCGGCGATCTCATCGTAAACCTGCTGGGTTTCGTAGTAATTGAACACCCGCACCGAAGTGACGTTGGGGATCGCACGCGCCTGCTCGGCGATCTGGTCGACGCCTTGCGACCAAGCCTCGAAGCCGGCACCACGAAAACCCCAAACGTGCGTGCCGGCATTGGCCGGCGAACTCACCAGGATTAACAGCGCGTAGACCAGAGCTCGAGCTTTCACAGCGGCTTGTCCTTGAGGCGATCCTCGCGGCTCTTGCCGGCCTGCTTGAGCGCGATCGCGATCGCCTGCTTGCGCGAGCGAACCTTGGGCCCTTTCTTGGAACCAGAGTGCAAGGTGCCGCGCTTGAACTCGCCCATGGTCTTGTGAACCTTGTCCTTGGTTTTCTTGGCCACGTCACAGCTCCTTGTCCTCGAGCCGGCGCTCGAGCGCCGAACTGCGGCGGCTGACGCCGCCGGGGCGGACGCGGGACATGCCGGGGCGCACAAACATGCCGGGCCTGCGACCACGATCGGCCGGCTCGCGGTCCTCAGTCTTGACCGCGGCGGTTCGCTTCGGCATCGAGCCACGCGACGGCATGCCGCGCTTCTTGCCCATGCCCTTGATGCCGCCCATCAGCGGCTTCATCTTCTTTTTCTTCGCCATAACGTCCTCCTCTATGAGCTGTGGCTAACGATGGTGATGTCGGCGCCAGTAGTGCCGGTCGAAAGTACAACAAAGAACCCGGTCTGAAAGCCCCACGGCGCCGCGGTCTGCGGCGACGGGTTGCTTCTGGAGACGTCGATCTTGGCAATGACCGTGCCGGTCGCATTGATCCCATCATAGCAGGTCATGGTCGCGGTGCCGGTGGCCACCGAATTGACGGTGATGCCAGTGACCCAGCCGGCACCCGATCGGATCAATGTGCTCGAGCCGGCGGCGCTGCCGACCAAATGCGTTTGTGTTCCCCCCGGGTTCGGGTTAGGCGCCATGTAGACCGGCACCGCCGCGGCCGGCGCCTGCGTCGCCCCCGGACTGAACGAGGCATAACTGACATTGTCGAGGCCCTCGCCGCACCAGTCGGTGTCGAGCACCTCCGGCCACTTGCGGGCCGAGTGCGGCGGGTCGACGTTCGGATGCTGCAACCGGCATAACCGCATTTGAGTCGTGCCATCAAAGTAAGTCGCGAACGTCTGGCCATAGAAGCAGGTCTTGCAGCTGCCGGCGGTCGGCGGCACCACACTGGGCACGGGCGCGTCAGCCATGACGCCGCCTCGTCGCCGCGCGCATCGCTCGGTCGGCAATACCCCCAGGCTTGATGCCGGGATGCTTCGGCGCCGGCGGCGACGGCCGCACCATCCGCACGATCGCCGTGATCAAACGGCGGATGTGCTCGGCATGCGCCTCGCGGGTCTCAGCCCGCGGGCCGCCGGTCCCAGTTGAAGTCCTGTCCATGTAGCATCCGATACTCAACCCCGGCACACGCCATCTTGTAACGCCGCCAGGCCCACGGCTTCACCAGCTTGCCCTGCGAGGTGATGCCGCGCTCCATCAGATATATCACTTGCAACGAATAGCCGGTCAGGGCGGCCAGCTCGTTCGGCGACAGCTTGACCACGTTGGTCCGCCACCACTTGGCCCGGAACGGCTCCCGGCTGTTGGTCTCCTCAATGATCGTCGGCAACTTAACACTGCTCACAATACCGCTCCCACACCGCCGGCAAACTCGCCAACGCCTCAGGGCAGACGCCGTCGCGGTAAAGCAAATAATTGCGCAATTGCCCGTACGACCGGATGCCGCGCGGAAACGTCCGGTCGCGCCGCGCATCGGCAATGAAATCACCGACCGAGTCGTCGGTCACAGCAGCGCGCCGTAGCCAAACATTGAACGTCATCAGTAGCGGTCCCGCGACGATACCGCCACCACGCTCATCTCCACCACTTCATGCTGGTCGCCCAACAGACACGCCTCACACGGCAACCGCGGTGGCGGCGAAAACTTGTCGCCAAGCGCCTGCGCCTGCCAGTCGCAACGGGGACAAACCATCTCAAAGCGATAGGCCATGTGTCTCTCCTTTACATAGAGTAGAAGATACACTACCGTGTAGAAACGTCAACCTTGGGGAGATCACCATGAACAGCCCACTGCTCTGGACCGTCGCCATCGTCGCCGCAGTCTGCTTCTTCCTGCACAGCATCGGCGTCACCGCCGTGCTGGCCTTCGCGCTCATCCTCGGCGCCCTGCATATCATCTGAGCTGGAGCCCCATGACGATGTTCGTCCGTACCACCAAACGCCACCCGCCGCCGTTCCGTATCGTCTACTCCAGACGCCAACACCACCGCGGCGCCAACCTCCTGGTCCGCGACGGCCGCGACGTTATCGTCGCCTCCTTCACCCGCTGGGCCTACGCCTTCGCTTGCCTCGAGGAACTCCACAGACGCGCCGGCTTGGTGCCTCCACACCACGCCGTCGCTAAACGCCGCTTCGAGGAAGATATCTGGGCCCAAGTCCGTAAACAGCCACACTCGAACGCCGTACGGAAACACTGGAACGATACCGTAAGATGACCCAGCCCGATGACCCGATCGAGCGCGCCTGCTTGGCAGCCTGGCCCGATGACCAAACCGTAACCGAGGACATGCGCTCGCGGATGCGCGCCGCCATCGCGGCTTGGCTAACGGCGACCTGCCACGCGGTATCGTCTGGTTTGCCAGACCCTGATGACCAGGCTATAGTCGCCGCCTCGCAGCCCTCCCTGCCGCGAGACGTGATGACACCATCCATGACAAGTGGCTAACTGGGCCGGCCTCACACGCCGGCCCGCTTCATTCATCGCTCCGCCCACTCGCACGCGTCGCCCACCAGCCGTCAGGATTAGCCCAACGATCCCGCCACGCCGCTTGCGTCGCCTCGTCACCCCACTGCGCCAACCCAGCATCCAGCTTGCGCTCAAGCTCCGCCGATACCCCCCACCTGCCAACGTGCTTGCCTGCACCACCCTCCTTAACCCCCTCAATCCCGTTGTACCGCGCTAATATCTCACGGTCTCGGGCCCGCGCCCGCGCCCGCGCCGCATTCTCCGCCACCGTCCATACCCCAGGACTGCCATCAGCGTTCACCTTCCTTGCCCCAACCGCAGAGTGTGCCTCTAATTCTCGCCGACGAGCCTCCCGAGCCTTAACACGCTCCTCGCTGTCCAAAACACGCTGACGAAACTTGTCTTCTTTGGCGCGGTTCGTCAATATCCACTTGTATAGCCACTCTTTATCGTATTTTACCATTTGCATGTCCTCCATTTTGATATTGTTAAAGTCAATTGCATACCTGTTCACTTTGTCAATAAAAAGCTACATCTGTGGCCAAATCTCGCATTTAAGTCAATTAATGGCAATTAAATGGCTTTAAACTTTATTTGGCACATACGGCGCTTCGCTTTGAAATCATTAAGGTTCCAGGGCACCCTGCGAAAAATGCGGAATCTAGAGAGGGGGGGTTTAGGCATACTGACTGATTTTGGCGTTTTTTTTAAAATCAGTTACATGTGGGGCTATAGTATATATGTATAGAAACACTCATTATTATTATTATTTCCTGGATTTCCCAATCATTTCAATGCCACCCCGAGATGTTTCCGACCTGGCTCAAACTCCTTTTTCTCATAACACCCTCCGCCGGGGCCCTCCCCGACCAGCCGATTACATATCGGACGGTCATGGCGCAACTCCTTGATATCGCTGGAGCTCTCAGATCATGTTGCACGCGTGTTGCATCGAGCAAAGGGCCGGCGGGGGCGCGGTAAGCCCTCCTAACCCCTTGCGATAATAGGCAAAAGGATAGCAAGTGAGCGGCACATGATACCATTTTGATAGCAAGTAATCGGCACATGATATCATCTGGGCCGATTATACACTGTAAACTCGGGAAATGCCGGGCCCCCACCGACGGGGGCCTCAAAATTTTGTCCACCTCCTCGCCAACTTATTGAAAAACCAAAACTGAATTTACACAGGATCGATACCACAATGGTCTTTGCCACCATTGTCTGTCAAACGCGTGTTTGCCAAAATTCTTTTATGATTTCAACGAGGGTGGCGGGGGGAAAAAATCGAAAAATCTAGTTTAAAAAATCGATATGGCTTACGTGTCAACCCTTACCACCATATTAACAGCTATTGATTTCATTGAGGTTTTTGGGTCGGTGAACCCTAGGTTGATCTCTAAATAGAAAAAAAATAGAAAAAAAATTACCCTAGGTAGGCCGAGTTCGTGCGATAAAATCCTAAATTGCGGGAATTTGCCCTACCCCTGGGTCCGTGCTACTGTGCTACGTCGCTATTACAACCCAAAGGAGAGTGTTATGGCAGATGTCGATCTTCTTGACCGGGTAAGCCGGCTCGAGCGCACGGTATCGGTGTTATTGACGGTGGTTCGGGCTGGTTCGAACAAGGAGGCGCAAGCGTTGCTTGACGCCACTGGGTTTGCGGCGGCGACGGCGCCGGCCAGTCAGCCGACGGCGGTGGCGGCTTAGCGGGCGGGTTTTGCCGCTATTTTTGCTGGTGCGGCGTCGCCTGGACCGGCATGCACCTCGTGCGCTTCTTTCGCCGGCGGCGGTGTGGCTGGCTCGGCCATTGGCCCTGCCATCACCGTATCGCCGCCCAGCGGGGAAAAGCCTGGGGCCATCCACAGCCAGGTATCGATGCCCTGGACCGGGCCGAGGTAGAGCCGATAGGCGTTACCGACTTGCTGGTAGATCGCCATCGTCGTCTCCTATCGCTTGGTTTTCTTGGCCGGGTGCGGTGGCGGCTCGGCGTCTGCCGGCTCGGTGGCGAGGTGGCTTTCGACGTGCACCCCGGCCGCTTCCAGGGCCTCTTCGCCGACCACCTGGTC